CCAGACCTAGGACCTGCAGCTCTCTGCGATCATCATAGCACCCCACCCTCACCTACCGTGAGCTCAGGTGCCTCGAGATCTGCTTTCCTGTCACGTATCCTCCTCTGCTCACCATCCACCCGCGCATAGAGCTCCCTCCTGTGCATGTTCATGGGCAGCTGCGTTTCCCTGCACTGCTCTGCTGCCACATAGTAGTAGCCAGTGGTCTGCCTACCACCTAGCACTGTCCACAGACTGCCAGCAGAGGCCACCCTCTGCACCAGCTCCGCATCCAGCAGGCGGTAGAGGTGCTTTTCCACCGTGGACAGCCCTATGCCCAGCGCTGCCATGATATCTCGTTTTGTCGCTCCTGAGGGAGTCCGCCGGATGTACTCCAGCACAGCTGATGTCATAGGTCCCATGGCTCAATTAGCTAGGTGGAGATAACCTAGCAAACGCAAAACCTAGCACTAGCGCAATGATAGGGAGCAGGATCTCCCATAGGGTCTCCCATATCGAGCAGGTGACTTCCATAGCGCAAGCTCATATTGACCTCACCCTACTATACTTGCTTCCACCAGAGTTAACTCAAAGAAACATATATATACATATTGATGTGGGACCCTCTTCAGGTGCTACGCACCTGTTCCCACGTTGTTCATGGGTCGGTCCTGGTGGCCCTCCCATTGCCGGCATGTACCCCGGTCCTGCCTAGGGTGCAGCGCTTAACACACCCCCCTCGTGGGGTGCCCAGTGGGGGGCACCCCTGGGAGGTGTTACGCTGCCCTGTACGTCCCCATAGATAGATGAGCCGCCGGGGGCAGCTGCGCCCCCACAGGCGCTGCTGTCGCTGCCCCCACTAGCGGCGCTCATCAGGCGAGACCACAATCCAAAATGTGGCGCCGCAGAGCAAGCCACAGAAACCAGTGTCCGGCAGTACACTGCTCGTCCAGAGCAGCTGTAGCCGGACATCCTTGCTCCTTCAGCTAGTTTGGGAGAGGGATATTGACTCAGACCACCAGTTCCTTGGCTTCGCCATTGTCACGGTGGCCTTCGGTCCGGCCTCTTATACTGCTCCTTGATCCTAGCACGGGAATTCTCACACTGTCAACCCCTCTTCAGTATCACCCTGATACCATTTCCTCAAATCCTCCTAGGTGCTTCTGCTCATCTTCACTCCCCCTATATTGCACCCCTATATTGCACCTAGACACACCACCCCCATGCCCACACACCACTGCCAAAAAGCCCTCCCTGCTCGCCTCCTCCCCATCGCTCTACGTCTCGCCATCATCACTGATTCCCGCATGCGCAACAAATTCGACATGGGACGCTTCCTCTGGTTCGAGGCCAAATCATCCGGTAAGGAGGGTAAATTCTCTTCCTACGGCTGGGACAGCCCCTACGGCATAACGTACTGGAACGGCGAGAACGCCTATATCAGATTCCATGACATCCGCCCTGTGCCAGGGACAGCTAAAATCACAGCGCTGCAGGAAGATTCACAAGATCGCAAGATCCTTCGCTCTGAAGCTACGCACCTCGACAACAATACCCCCACACCTATACGCAGGCGTAGAGAAATTAATGAGACCACTACATCTACCACATCCCAGTCCACTACTGCTAGCCGCGCTATGCGCGCCGCAGTAGCTATCAGACAGTCCCTCTCCTATGGCTCTGCCATTAGCCCTATCAGTGGAGAGACCGAACTGGCAGCAGAATTCGAGGCCTCCTGGGATCAGAGCAGTACTACCTCCTCCTCGTCTTCTACCGGTTACGAAGATCTCGGTGTTTATGAATTCACTATACCTCCTCACCATCGCATGACCGTCATCAGAGAACGTCGCATTGTTGATGTCAGGTCCATTATCACTTGTGAGGCAGAAATTGATTGGCAGACTACAATCTGGAGCCATGATGATTACATGCTCAATATATATAGCCGCTCCATACTCGCTATGGTCATGGCTGGCAGCTCCCACGGGCAGGTCGCAAATTGCGGCAATACCAGCACGGGTAAACCATTCGAGGCCGCTTGGCGGCATCAGCCCGCTCCTGATTCCGATATCCACACCATCTGCCGCGATCCCATCACATCCTCCATCGACCTCGATGAGACCTCTGCCATAGATACCCTCGCATACGAATTCAAGGCCACCCCGCTCAGCAAGGTGGCCACAACGATAGAAAAGCCTACCTAGTCCTACCTAGTCCTATCTAGTACCAGGGAGCCGACTACAGCCCACTCCCTCGTACACCAGCGTGCCCGCCTTTTCGCCTATGTCGTCATAGGTTGGATAAATCTCGCCCTCCAGCGTTTTGCCCTCCCCTAGACACTCCCAGAGGCGCTCTGCCCAACTGTAGTGCAGGTCATCATCATGGGTGTGGCGCAGATAATCATACACCAGCCACACCGGATCACTGCCCGCTACAGCCTGGGCCAGATGTACCGCCAGGCTCTCTAGCAGCTCAGGCAGAAGCTCCTGCGGCGTCACGACCACTGTCAGCTCCTTCCACCACTCCTCTGCTGTCTGGATGTGATCCGGCACCGCAGGGAATACCGGCACCTCGGTATGCAGGACCTGTTGCTCCAGCTGCTCCATATCACATACACCGCTCTCCAGAGCCTCTCGCATCACATCATGGATCTGCCGCGCTCTCCCTGGAGACACGTCTAGCCACGCACTCGTCTTCGCCAATCCATCGGGCTGGTCCAACCACATGCTGATTCTACCGAGCTGCATCCTAGACACCCACCGATGCAGGCAGCACTGCTCGATGGACCAGAATTTGTGGTCCCGGATCTGCTCGATCATCTGCATCGTCAGATCGCTCTGCAGCGGCATAGACCGGGGGCCGCTCCAGGCACTGAACATGGCGTGCTCCACCTGCCGGGCAACATAGCGGCTGCAGCCTAGCGCCTCCGAATATCGTGGCACTCTGATTAATGACGTGCAGAGAATATCCCAGCACGCGCGCACCTGCTCTGCAGTGGCAAATTGGCTGATGCTGACCAGAGAATTCATAGTCATAGGGGATGGGGAAAGGGGACTGGGATCCATCCATGTACGTACCATAGAGGCACGAAGAGGGTTTGGCAATGGGTATTTGTGCTTAAATATCAAGGTGGTTCAGCGGGGCAGCACATCGGGGTGCCCCTTGTCAAGAGAGCTTTACATTCTGAGATAATGGGAGGGCATACCTACTAAAGTTAAGCACAAATACCCATTGCCAAACCCTCTTCGTGCCGCTATGGTACGCACATGGATGGGAGACCACCTCCCACCTAGTCCCACTGACCCTATGACCACCACAGCAGACTACAGCGCCATCAGCAAAGAACGGCTGAGCGGCAAGACGCACCCCACCCGGCGCCTGGTGCTGCCGCCATACCATCCTGACCTATACTCTCGGCCAGAGTACAGCCGCCTGGCATGGCGCCCAGACGAGCTCCCCTGGTGCCCAGACTTCTACTGCCGCTCGGTCCGGCCGGTGGTAGATAAATTCCGGGTCCGCTCCTACCACACCCCCCGCGACCGCACACAGCAGGCCACACTCATCGCTCAGCTGGCCCAGACCATGTACACCAGCCGACAGACAGACCACCACCCCTGGTGGAAGCTACGGCGCCGCGAACTAGGCACCCAGGTCACTAGATGGGTACAGATCCAATACAGCCTGGAGGACTCAGAGGCAACCGATCTCACAGCCGCTGCCCAGTGGGCCTGCCTCCTGCACAACTGCTCTGCGCAGACCCCACTAGCCGACACTCCCCAGAAATCCTGCCTGCGCTGGGCCACGATCTGGCATGGGCTCCACACGTCATGGCTGCCGGCCCGGTACATCAGCAGGGACTGGGCAGACACGCAGCGCCCCCTACTGGATGCCCTGGGGCAGACCAATGTGGATTGGGCTGCACCTGGTGGCAGCCGGATCCTGTACACCGAGGGAAGAGGCACGATCCGCTGGGGGCGATACACTGGTGCGCACATCCGGATCGCGCTCTCTCATCTGATGGGGACCGTAGAGCTGCCAGAGCTCCCGCAGTGGCACATAGCACCCGGCTCGCTCAGGATGTCTGCAGAGCAGCTGACCCAGATCGCGTGCCAGCACCCCATCCCTGCCCACTGGGTGCCCCTCGAGTCTGCTACCATAGCGGGGTAGTAGACGCTCCAGGGCTCCCCCTCAGGCAGGGGAGCCCTTTTTTTCTATCTACTCCTGCACCACCACACTTAGCGCGACGTTGTCATTAGTTGCCAGCTCAGTTATATCGAGACCATAGAGCACCTCCGGATAATGCGTGCGGATCAAAAATTGCGCTGCTCTATACCTCAGCATGTGCTCAGGGATACTCCGATATAGTGGCCCCCTTGCCCAGCCTGCTACCCTGGCCTGCTCCATAGAGACCCGCACATGAATGACGGTACCAGCTGCGGCATCGATGGCCTGGGCTACCACTGCCAGACGCTGCAGGTCTTCACCGTGCTCCACTTTATACTTCAGCGGACCCTTAATGCGCCCGCTGTTATTCAGCAGCGCTATACATAGCTGGCCACTCAGACATGCCTTGCCCTGGAGCACATAGATGCTCTGCAGGATGAAATACGGTGCCATCCGCAATGTAGCGCCGATCTGGATGGCCACCAGCACATCCTCCCACTTGCCCCGGAAATGAGCAGGCACTAGGCTGCTAGCAGCGTAAATTTTGGCGTGCTGGATCTGGCGCTCCAGCTGCTCGAGATTTTCCACCATGATGGTGATACACTAGTAGTAGACCTCGCCATCCTAACCACACATGCCAATCCTCGAGCAGCTCCACACCCGGGTCAGCGCTCAGATCATGGAGGACCTAGGTATTGATATCGTCCTAGATGGTGGCCAACAACTCCTGGCCATCTATCGCATCAGCACCGATGATCCACAAGAGGCGCCCGGTCCGCTCAGCAGCTCACAGCACCACCAATTCCGCGTGCGCACTGATGCAGTAGCTACCGGCATCCTCCGCCATGGCCTCAGATTTCGCGTGCCCTCCCACCACAATGAGACCTACACGATTATTCACGTCCGCCCAATGTCTGGTGGGTGGACTATCCTCAGGGCATCCCGAGTCACACCATGAGCCGCACCCCAGAAATACTTGAGGCGTGGAACACCACACTGGCGCCGCTAGTGAATGGTGGCACCGTCAACCGAGTATTCAATAATCGCTCAGCTGCAGTGGCAGCCACTGAACTGCCGGTCATCAATGTATACGCTCGTGCTGACACTGTCATCAGCGCTGGCGGAGTCAATGCACTACGCCGACGCAGATGCGCTGTGGAAATCTCTATATTCGGTGCAGGCACTGCTACAATCGCAGCAGTGACCGACATTGCAACACAAATTGAGCAGGCCATGACCGGCTCTGCTCTCTACACAATATGCTACAATATCAACTTAGTAGAAACCCGCTACGACCTCATTGAGGCTGAGATTGAACGTCTTGTGTTGACCCTGTATTGGCACTGCAACTATAGCGAACCACGGCCATGACACAACAACCACCCACTCCTCACACCACCCTCAATGCCCTAAGCCAACCTCAGGTGATCTGGCTGGTGGCCATTAAAGTGCCTACCACTACTGGTGGTACCACGCAAATGAAATTGGCTAGTGGTAGTGGACTGTTTGGCAGCAGCAGTCTAAACCTAGAGGACCAGGTCAGTGATGTGGTCAAATTTATCTCTCCCGATGCCACCACTATCATCAATCACCATATCCTAGTGCGTGGCCTAGAAATCAACGGTCTGGATGCCAGCATTGGTGCTAGCACCAGACCCACACTGACCGTCACCAGAGAAGGGAATCAAACGATACATGACGGCAGTGGCACACCTATCGGCTCACCTATACGTAGGCTGGCTACTGCTCTGGCGCTAGGTGATGTACACAATCTAGATCGTTATGCCCGAATTGACGTCACCATATGGAAATGCCTCCTAGGGGACACTACTGAGCAGCTAGATGCCGCCAATCCCACGTATGTAGTCCCAGTTATCAAAAACTACCTCGCACGATATGATTTCCTCGTGGATCGCATTGCACGGCAAACCCCATACATCATTGAGCTGGAGCTAGGCAACCGCTTCGATCTGCGTGGCATCCAATTCCCCACACGCTCGGTGGTGCCCATCTGTCAGCATATCTACCGTGGTGCTGCCTGTGGTTATACCGGCACCAACTATTTTGATGCTCAAGATAATAGCGTATCCAGCGCAACAGATGATGTCTGTGGCCACCACCTGAGCAGCTGCCAAAAGCGGTTCACCACTGGTGCCCTGCCATTCGGCGGCTTCCCGTTTGCCCCGGGTTTGCGCCGCCCGGTGCGGCAAACAGTACAGCCGCGCTTGCCTAGTCGCCCCATAGGTCCCTGGGGCCCTTTTCCTCTCTAGTGGGTATGCTCTACCAGCACAACCGACACGTTGTACAAATCGACAGCGATGATCTCATCACTGAAGTGCCCAATCCGGTACTGCCTGGTGCTGCCTCGCGAATCGGTGAATGACACTAGACCGACACCTCCCACAGATTCGTACGTGCTACGCATGGCAGCGACATCGCTGCCTGGGATCGCTACATACCGCAATGTGAGCGTCCGCTGCGTCGTGCGCGGCGTCGTCCTGTAGTACGTCACGTAACCGTCACCGAACGAGTCGGTATGGAGCTGCGGGTCATGGTCCACACGCTCTGGGTAAGATGGCCGGTAACTCCAGGTCACCTCTCATGGCTGCACAGATCCCCAGGATTCTAGGCGCCCCATCCGAAATTCAAGGTGGTGACACCGTCGTCTGGGACATCCCAGCGGTGCGAAACTACCCAAACAGCAGCTGGAACAGCATCCTCACCCTGCGCAGGACCGGCACGGACAGCGTAATCAATATCAACGGTGTGCCACGAGGTACCGGATGGCGCATCACCCTTTCTGCTGCCACCACAAGTGGCATGGATCCTGGCTACTGGGATGCCCAATTCCAGCTCCATGAGATCGGCGGCAGTATGACAGCGCATACTGCCTGGCGCGGCAGCACTGTCGTGATTGGCGCACTCTATAGCACCCGCCGATCCAACAAACCGCTGGAGGATTGGACCGCCATCAATGAGGCGCTGCGGGCACTGGCCTCAGGTGATGCCGTCCAGTCCTATTCCATAGGCGACACGCAGATCAACCGCTATAGCCTGAGCGAGCTGCTGCAGCTGCGAGAGGTGCTGCGGCATGAGCTTGACCAGGAGCAGGTGCGGCGCCATGGTGATCCAGGTCTGAGCACCTATAGTGTGCGGTTCAGCCGAGCGTAACCGACATGGCATGGTGGAATCCGTGGGGCAACAATAAGAGCGGTGAGGCCGGTCGTGAACCGACAGTGATGGCCCGTGCACCACGACCTCCTGGCGGATTCCAGTCGGCAGCCACGGCTACCACCCGCGTGGCATGGCCATCTCCTAGCCGCAATTCAGCCGATGCAGAGATGGCTGCGGCCATCACCCGGCTTCGTAGCCGGGCACGGGATGCCGTCAAAAATGTCGGTATAGCGCTCAGGGCAGCCAAATGCGTGCCTGAACAGGTGCTAGGCGCAGAGGGCATCAAGCTCCACCTACCTGCCGACATCTTTGGGCAGCAGGGGCAGCGAATTGAGCAGGCATGGCAGCAGTGGACTGAGGCCCCCTGCTCAATAGACGGCTACCTGCCCCTACCAGAGCTGGTACATCTGGCTCTGCAGGAATGGGTCACGGCAGGTGAGGTATTCATCCGGTACCACGACCACGACTGCGAACGGCTGAAGCTGCAACTGATCGAATCAGAGCGAGTAGATGAGACCTATACCACAGGTGGTAGGACCCCAGGAGCGTACTGGCGCATGGGCATTGAGACGGATATCGATACATTTGCGGCACTGAGCTACGCTGTGCTCCGCATCCACCCGAGCGATATTAGTGGAGCTGCCATCAATCGCACAGGTCCCGGCACCCAGAGCTGGGAGTTCATAGACGCATCACAGGTCTGCCACCTATACTCGAGAGAGCGCATCAATCAAAGCCGTGGCTATAGCTGGCTCAGCCCTGCCCTGGAACAACTGAAGCAGCTAGAGGAGTTTAACTATGCTATACTAGAGCGCACCAAAAATGCAGCCAATGTCTATGGTTTTGTGCTCAGCCAGAATGAGTTTGGCCTAGGGCCAGGACAAAATGTCGGTGACATCGTGGGTCCGGATGGCAGTCCTAGGACAGCGCCAGAGGAGGCCGCAGAAGTACCAGTACGGGCCAGTCCGGGTGCACTGCTGAGGCTGCGACCGAATGAGCAGCCGCACATCACGTCCATTCAGGATGCCTATGCCACTCAGTACGACAGCTACATACGAGGCATCACCCTAGGTATAGCGCAAGCCCTGAACATTAGCTATGCCACGCTGTCCGGTGATTACAGCCTGGCCAATTACAGCTCTGTCCGGACAGAGCTGCTAGAGGAACGGCGCCGTTGGCAGCGCCTGCAGCAGCAGCTTATTCGACAATTCTATGAACCGACATTTGTGCGATGGCTGGATATGGCCATCGCAGCAGGCCACTGCCACCTAGACGGGTGGTACCGCAATCGACAGCAGGCACTGCGCCTCCTGGACTGGCAGCCACCCGGGTATACATGGATCGATCCGCAGGCGGACATTGCCGCGGCAGAGGCAGAGCTGGCAGCAGGTCTGACCAGCAGGACTAGGCTGCTGGCCAGGCAGGGCATCAATGTGGAGCGGCACCTGCAGGAGCTAGCAGCAGAGCAGGAGCTAGCAGCTAGCTACGGGATCGATTGGGGGCTGGGCCAATTCCTCGGCAAGGGGCGCCTAGCCGAGGAGCAGCAGGATAGACTGGAGCTAGCCGAGACTGCCGCAGGTGCGCAAGAGGGTATGGGAGAGAGTGAACGAGAGGCTGGAGGAGATTACTCCTCCGCAGATCACTCCTCCTCCTGAGAGGGAGCCTATCATAGTGACATCCGCACTCTCATTCGAGAGCCCCCATGCAGCCTGAATCTCGAGAACGCCGTGGCAACCCCAATGCGACAGCATTCGCTGTCGGTGTAGGCAGTAGTATTACGGCAGCGCTGCTAGTCAATGCATTGATGCCACGTACGCCGCTCCCACTCCAGCTCCTCTCGTCAGCAGCTGAATCCAAAGCGGTGCGCCAGGCCACTGGCAATGCCTGGCGCAAGTTCCGGGGCCTGAAATTACCGTTCCGAGGGAAATGAAATGGCCGACAGGACTGATGAGCGACGACACCGGCGCAATGCCATGGTGGCAGCCACACTGCTGGGGACTGGTGGGGCAGGACTGCTACTGGGCACCAGAGGTGGCAACAAATTGCTGGCGCGGGCAATCCGCAGCGGGCGAGGCATTGC